GGCCGACAGAGCCGGCAGCGGTTGCCGCCAGGGCCACGGATGGATCGCCCGCCGTGTTGGTGTTGCTGGCGAAATTCGTGAAGTCGGTGTTGTTGCCACCAGTGACCGCAACGATGCCAAGAGCGACTTGTGCTGCGGCGGTTGAAACCGCCGTCACCGTGCGCGCCGTGGCTTCAGTAACGACATGCGCCCACAGCTTGGCCTTGACGGCTGTCATACTGACGCCGGGCGTTACTTCTGTCCACGTCCCGCCAAGGCTGTCGGAGATCGTCGGCATGTTGCCAACATTTCGACAGCAGGCGAAGGCGAGCAGCAGAGAGCCGACCGCTGGCGTGAACGACGCAGTCGTCACCGTCGTGCCGGTCGCACCGGCTACAGGACAGGCGATGCCAGCGGAAGCAACCATCAGGTCGTATCCACCCAGAGATCGTTAACGGCGGGGCTGCCAGGTGCACTGGTGCCGACATGGATGTTCTTTGTCGCGGCGGTGCCCAGTGCCGCAATGTTGGCCTTGACGTAGGCCGTCGTCGCCACGCTCGTATCGTTGTCAGCGGTCAGCGGCGTCGGCGCAGTTGGGCTGCCAGTGAAGGCAGGTGAGTTGATGTCGGCCTTGTTACCGAGGACCGGAGTGACGTTGGCGGCGATGTAATTCTCGATCTCGCCCAGCGTGTCGAAGCCGGTCGAGGCGCTGCCGACGATGGCCGCCTTGGTCGCAGTATCGGCTGCAGTGACGAAGGCAGTCGTGGCGATGCTGGTGTCGTTGTCGCCCGCTGTCGGCGTCGGCGCAGTCGGATTGCCAGTCAGCGCCGGACTGGCGAGCGGAGCCTTAGCCGCCAGGTCAGTGACGAGGTTGGTCACCTCGCTCTGCGGGTGGCTGTGCGTCGACGGCGGGTAGGTCGAGGGCTCGCCCGAGATGTCAGCCCATGCGATCGGCACTGTCGGCGGGAACGTGGCAGGCTTGCCGGTGATGTTGTCCCACTCGACGAAGCCACCCGCGCCACCCTCGGGCAGCGCGCCGACATGCGCCGGCACCCACTGCGACGAGTTGCCGTCGTTGTAGAAGACGAACATGTTGCCAGTGTCGGACTCCCACCAGGTCTGACCGACGACCGGCGAGGCCGGCGGGCCGTCGCCGATGTGCATGATCTGCGGGCCGGACGGACCGGGTACGCCCTGGATACCTTGCGGGCCGGTCGCACCAGTGTCGCCCTTGTCGCCCTTCGGGCCAGCCGCGCCAGTCAGTCCGGGGTTGCCCTGCGGCCCCTGCAGACCCTGCGGACCGGGTAGACCTTGCTGTCCCTGCGGTCCCTGTGGTCCTTGCGGCCCCTCCGGTCCTTCCGGTCCGACCACCGTCGAGTCGGCGCCGGTATCGCCCTTCTCACCCTGCGGCCCCTGCGGTCCCTGCGGCCCTATTTCACCCTGCGGCCCCTGCGGTCCGGTGGCGCCAGCATGCGCCAGGAAGTCCATCGTGAAGGCCGTCAGCCGGTTCGACACCGTCGCGCCGAGCAGGAACGCCTGCGCCGCCGTGCCTTCCTGGGCGCGGGTGACGTTCAGAATGTCGCCCGATCGGCCGGTGCACAGCATGATCTCGATCTGGCCGGATCGTCGGTCCTCGACCGTCACCGGGAAGTAGTTCGAACCGTCGCCGACCGGCTGCGGGAACCTGGCGCCGTCGCCAGCCTGCACGCGGATCGAAGTGGTAATCGCGTCAATCGCAGCGTAGAGCCGCGACGAGGCGTTGTTGGCAAACAGCATCGGTACAGTCATGGCGTCACCCACAATCCGATATCGTCGCGCTTGACCTGGCCGGCGTCGGTCCTCACCACCATCTGCAGCGTGTAGGCGGTGTTGCCGACGCCGCCGGAAGCGAACATGGTCAGCTTCTTGTTGGCGGCATCGGTGAAGCCGCTAGTCACGGTGAGCGGCGCATCCGCGGTGTAGGGGACCGTAGTGACCTGGAAGTCAGTCAGCTTCTCGGCATCCTCGAGCCAGCAGCTGTAATCCAGGTAGAGCCGCCGGCGCTCGATCGCCGCCTTGTTGAACGTCTTCACCACCTTGCCGACATAGGCACCCATCAGGCAGCCCTCCGAATGACCAACGTGCGCACTTCCTGCGGGAAGGTGATCGTATCCGAGACACAGGGCACCACATAGTCCGGGCAGCCGGTCTCGAAGATAGCCAGCATCTCCTCGGTGATGAGGATCACTTCCAGCGCCACGAAGGTGTCGAACAGCTGCGGCCACACCGGCCAGTTGGTGCCGGCGCCGTTGATGTCGTCGCCATTGTGGTCGTCGGCGTCATAACCGGCAGGCAGCACCGGGTGGCCGAAATAGCTGAGCCAGGGGTCGATGATCACGGGCGCCACCAGCCTCTCTGCTCGAGCCAGTCCGGCTGCACCAGCATGTCCAGGCCGTTGGGAATGAACGGCAATTCGAGCGCCTCGTCGATGAACAGGATCAGCTCAGTGGCATTGCTCATCGTGAAAAAAGTGACCGGGGCGCCGATGGTTATACCCGGTATAACCACCTGGTTGGTCTGCCCGGTGCCGTCAGGCGTCACCGTCTTTGAGGTGATCGGCAGCGACGAACCACGCGCCACCGGCCCATGTGCTGTGACATCGGCAATGACTTCGTCCGTCGCCGAGAAAACCGGGGTTCCCGACCACGCCGTCAGCACCAGGTTTGCCGACAGCCAGTCGAAGGCGCCGGTCATCAACCTGTATCTTGCGACGTCGTAGACGTTGTTCATGTCCATCCATTGCGCGGGAACCGCCAGCCTGGCGCCGGCTGATTGTAAACGAAGCCCCGCAGCGCCTCCTGCTTGCGGTAGGCCATCTGACTGCGGAACCGCCTGCCGTGGTAGACCGCGATCGTCGGGTTGGCCCACGGCTTGGCCGGCATGGCGTAGAGACGGCTGAGCGTGCCATCCAGGAAGTCCTGGAAGAACATGTCCCACATCCACTCCTCGACCGACCAGTCGCCGCAATCGCACTCCAGGCACCCCCTGGACAGCGTCAGCGCCAGCAGCGTCTCGAGCGGATATTTGCGCGCCTCAGCGTCGGGCATCGAGGTGAGCGAGATGTAGTTCGGCCGGTAGATCGCGTAGCTGAAGATGCCACCCTCGAGATCGGTCTTGGCCGGGTCGATGGCGATGTCACCGTCGGGGAACAGCTCGCTCGCCTCGAGCGTGCCGACCGAGGTCTGCACGACGCCACTGCCCGACGATGTCGCCGAGGGCACCGGGATGTTCTGGTGCACCACCCCCATCAGCCGCACCACGTTGGTGCCCGACGGGATCGCGAAGCCGTACTCGACGATGTTCTCGACCAGCGTGATGTCCGCCCTGTGCTGCCAGGCGGAGGTGCGCCGGAAGAACTCGTCCATCACGTTGAACAGCTCGAGGTTGAGCAGTTCGTCAGTCACCCCGGGCACGTGGACCTTGAGTGTCTGCAGGATGCGATCGGCGGGGGTGCATTCGCTCATGAGTTGACCACCAGCAGCTGTTGCATGAACTTCTGGAGCAGCGCGCCGGCGCGCTGGTCGGTGGTCGGCTCGTCGTCCCTCAACTGAATTCGGCCGACGATGTAGTAGATCAGGCTGGACCGATACATGGGATCCAGCGTGATCGTGGCGTTAGTGTCGATGGTGCCGGATGTGCTGACATACGGCACCTCGAACAGCGGCAGAAACAAATCCGCGCGCAGTCGCCGCGCCTCCTGCAGCCCGATATTCATCGCGACGACCAGATCCTTGTCTGGATACCGATACGGCACGACCTCGTCCTGCAGGAGACGGCGGGACTCTTCGAGGTACTGTCCTACCGTCTCAAGCTCAGGCATTGGTTCAGCCCGGTACGACGATGGCCTGTGCCAGCGCGGTGCCGTCGAGCACCTTCGAGCCGTAGACCTGCAGGCCGCGCAGCAGCGTGCCGAAGGTCAGCTCGGAGCGCAGCGTCTCGACCTTGTTGATCTGCGAGGCAAAGGTCAGTGCATGCTGTGTGCCAGCGTAGATGACGCTTTCACCAGCAGCCAGGCCGGCGGCGGTGCCGGACGGCAGCAGGTTCGACACGTAGATCGTGAAGCGATCGACCATGCCGAGGCGGCCATTGCGCAGGATCGAGACCGAGTCGCCGGTCAGCGACGCATCACGCAGCTCGCTCATCTTGATCTGCGAGGAGATCCACGCAGGCAGGACGACCCAGCGGCCGGTCTCGGGGATGTTCTGCTCGTCGAGCACCTGGCCGAGGCGAACCAGCAGGTCGATGATCTCGACCTTGCCAGCCGTGCCAGCCGGGTTGCGGGCGACGATCTGCAGCGGTGTGCCGGTAACGCCGAGGTTGACGTTGCCGGAGATCATGCCGGCGGTCGTACCCTTGTTCTTCGGGTGCGCCTGGCCGAGCAGGGTGAGCAGGACTTCGCGGTCGACGACGATCTTGAACTGCTGAGAGGCGTCGTCCGACCACATGTTCATCATGTTCAGATCCGACTGGATCTCCATGACGTCGTCGAGGATGAGGTTGAAATACTTGCCCTGGTCGATCAGGAGCTCGACGATGTTCGAGCCGGGACGCTCGATCTCGAGCAGACCGTCAGCGCGATAGTTCTTGATCGTGATCGTGGGCTTGGTCCGAATGATGACCTTGTCGCCCTTGTTCTTGATCTCGCCTTCGTAGTCGGTGTTGCTGATCGCTGCCAGCACGGTCGACGCATAGAATTTTTCGATCAGCTTCGTCGACCACAGCACAGGGATGAATGTGCCGGAATAGGCTGGAGTGGGGGTTGTTGCGCCAGTCGGGTATATGGGCGGCGTGGTGCCGGCACCTGCTACGGGAAATGCCATGACGATCCTCGCTAGGATTAGCGGTTAATGGATGCGCCCTTCATGCTGTGCTTGGTAGATGTCGCGCTCGATGGCGTCAGCGTCGGCCTCACGGCCCCGATACTTACCCGTGCGCTTGTCTGCCATGAACTTGGCAATCCAGGCGTGTGTGTAGACGGGTTTATCGGGCGGCAGTTCTTGCGGCGCCGATCTGGCTCTGCCGGGTGCCGCAAAGTCCTCCAGGGAGGGTTTCCCGCTGGCATGCCCATTGCTGGACAGAGGCGGCGCTGAAGGTTCCCTTGCCTGGGGATTTTGAGGGGGGCCGGCAGCCTCAGTCAAAAATCCCTTGAAAAACGCTACTACACGCGGGGTTTCGTGTCTAGAGAACGCTTCCATCAGGAGATCGTGGCGCCGTCGGCCTGAAAACATATCCGGGTGCTGCAGCCAGGTCTTGAAGTTCTCGGAACGGTTTATGTCACGCCAGTTGGCTACTTCGCCAGTCAGCGTCTCGTACATGTCCTGCTGCTGGCTGCGCTGGATCACCGAGGTCGTGCCGTCGACCCGGGTCTCGAGCTGACGCAGCCGGGAAGCCAGCTGCTCGAATTCCGGCGCGTACTCCTCGCGCGCCCGCTTGCCCACCACGTTGAGCAGATCTTCGCCGAAGTCAGCGACCTCCTCCGGCGTCACCAGCTGCGGCTTAGGCGGCGGCTGCGGCTCGGCCGGCGGCTGCACACCCTCCGCCTGCAGCCTGAGCAGCGCCTGCTCCATCTGGGCCATGCGGTCGTTCATCTGGCGATTGATGTTCAGCGCCTGCTCGAGGCGGCCCTGCGCCGATCGTAGCTTCTGGGCGTCGGTCTCCTCCTCCACCGGTGGAGATGCCGCTGGCTTTGTCGTGGAAGCTGCAGCTGCTGGCTCCACCGGGGCCGGTTCCGGCTCCTGAGGGGTAGGAGCCGGCGGTTCAGGGTTGCTCATCTGCGTGCGCAGATCATCGGCTGCAGCGATCTGCTTGCGCAGCTGCTCGGGCAGGTTACTGTCCATGGGAGCTTTCGGCTGCTCAGTAGCCGGAGCGGGTTTCTTGGCCATTTTTCTTACCCATCCTTGCCGCCTGGAGCTTCTCGAACAGCTTCGGCGCATCGTTGATTACGCCAGCTATTTCATTGGCTTGCAGCGCCATGCCCTGGGCGCGCTGCAAAAGCTCCGGCGGACATTTCACCATCTGGTCAGTGATCTGGTACGCGTATTCCTGCATTGCCTCGCAGAACAGTTTCCAGCCCACCGGGGACTCACCCCTGAGCGTCATCGACGCCTCGACCAATCTCGTCATGTCAGGCATTTTTGTCCTGCTTGGCGAAGTCGATAATGTTCAGCTACTTGGTCTCAGGCTTGAGCGGCGTCGCCTTGGCGTAGTCAGCGATGGTCCGCTGACTGAGCTGCAGGTCGTTCAGCGCGCCGCGCAGCGGCAGCTGCATGGTTTTCTTGCCCGTCTTCACTGATTGCCGCCCCGCTTCATGCCGGACATACCAGCGTTGAAGTCCGGCGAGCGCCCGGTCATCATCGCCGACTTCGATTGCTGGCCCCACGGTCCAGCGGTGGCAGCCTGCGGCCTCATGCCGAACGCACCGCCGGGGCTCATCGGCTTGGCGCCGGCCGGCGGCGGCATGCGCGGTCCGGGCGGCGGTGCCGGCGGACGACCGAGCTGCGGCATAGGAGTACCGTAACCACCAGCACCGGGCGGCGGTGCGCCGGCTGCCCTCGAAGCATCGCGTGCCTGCTGCATTTTCGCCTGCATGGCAGCGGGATCTGGCCGCGCCGGCATGCCACCGGGCGGCGGCCGAGCAACGGCAGCGTCGCGCTGCATACGCATCGCGTCCGGGTTAGCATCGACCCGCGCTTGCACAGCCGGGTCCATAGCAGTGGGGATTGCAGGCATGTCAGCCTCCTTTTTTACCGACTTTCTCGATGTCCTTCAGGTCGCCGATCCTCAGCGTATCGCCATATGACACGTTGAACCCAGGGCCTTTGGCCTTGGGTTTCGACTTGCCCTTGCCGTATTCGCGCTTCAGCGACTCGCCCTTGGGCTCGTTCTTCACCTTCGGCGCGTTGCCGCTACGCAAGGCGTATCCCTGCTGGTACGACAGCCGGGATACACCCTGTCCAGAGGTCGCTGGAACTTTCGCTCGCGGCGCCTTGGCCATGCTACTTCTTGGCGTAGCCACCGCCACCGGTGTTGGTGTTGTGGCTGACGCCCGGCTTCTGCGGTTTCACCGGGGTGAACTTGTGCATCTTGCCCGACGGACCAGCCTGGATCTTCTGCTTCCCGGCTGATTTCGATGAGCTGCCTTTGGACTTGGCCATAAGTCATCCTTCCTATGCTGGTCCTTGACCCGGGTTTACTCCTGTCCCTGGGCCGGCACCCGGGGTTGGGCCGACCACATTCGTCTGAGGTGCCCCAGGAGGGCCAGGAACGGCCCCTGGAGCGCCGGGAGCGCCTGGAGGCTGTCCAGGTGCCCCTGGAGCTCCAGGTGCGCCTGGCGCGCCTCCCTGGGCCTCCACCTGGGCTTTGATCTCCTCGTCCGGCGGCACGATGTCCTCGCCGGTCATGCCGATACCATCGGCCACCGTGCGTAGCACCGAGGCGCGACCGCGGATACCCGTGATCTGCATGTCGATCGGGTTGGCGGTGATCTGCAGGAATTCGAGCTGGCGCTGGCGCTGGGTCTCGCGCTGCATCGCCACGTTGACGCCGAGCACCACGATCGACTCGTCGCCCCTGATCATGCCGGTCTGGTCGGTCAGCATGACAAGGTCGTAAAGCTCGGAGATGGCTTCCTCGATGACGTCTCCGTCGATATTGGCGGCAACGGTCTGCAGGATTTTAGCTGCATTTCCCATGAGCATAGCAAGGCCGCTAGCAGTTCGGCCCGCCCCACCCAGGCGTTCGGACCCTGTGATGTAGCGCGGGATTGCGGATAGCTCATCCGCGATCTGCGTGAATTTCTCATAGACACCCATCAGCTCCTGGGCGTTGGAGTTCGGCTGGAAGAAGCTGACCGGCGGCTGGGCGTTGTTGCCGAGCGGGTCGTTTACCGTGTGCCATCGTTTCCAGGGGTAAAGGTCATCGCCGTTCTCGTTGTCTGCGATGCGATCATCGTTGACGACCACTTGCGGACCTGAAGCGATGGAGAGGTTGTTGATGAGGGAGCGTAGAGCAGCATTAGTCGCGTCGCCGATGTCGGCGAGAATATCCGGCAACGCGTTACCGACAACGGTGCCCGGGACTTTCTCGAAGGAAGTAACGTAATAGGGTGCACGCTTTTTCAGACTCGGCGAGAGCTGGACCTTGATGACGTAGCGGCCGATCTTGAAGACGTCGACGAAGTAGTCCTTCAGCGGGTCGGGGATCTGCGCCGGCGTCATGCCGTGGTCGAGCAGGATCGAGCCCTGCACGTAGCCGTGATACTCGAGCATGTCCATCATGCCCGACTGGTTCATGCGCGGATCTTCACGGCTCTCCATGTGGGCGCGTGTCGTCTCGGCCGACGACGCGTTGGCCTCGACATAGCCCGACTGGCCGTACCACCTCAGCACCTCGAGGATCGCCGCATCGTTGTAGCCGGGCAGCCCGATCAGCTGGTTGAGGTCGGCACGGGTGACGCGGGTGCGCTCGATCACCGCGGCGTCCTTGATGTCACTGACGCCCGGCGTCCACCACACGTCGAACGGCGATACCCGGTTCCAGAACATGCGCGGCTTGTTGGTCTGCACCGCCTGCCCGTTCTGCCACACCACGTCGGGCACGATGCGCACCACCGGCCCCTTCATGCAGGCGAACGGGAACAGCGGCAGGTCGACCAGGAACGCCGCCAGCGCTTCGTAGAAGCCGCCCTCGACGAGGATGTCGTCGAGCTTGGCGAAGCTCTTCTCGGCCTCCATCCGGGCCCGCTTGATCGAGGCGCGCTTGGCGGCGCCGAGCAGCTGGGTGACGCGATCGCGGATCTGGTCGGGCGTCGGCGCCTCGCCGAGCCGCTGCATGGTGCCGATCTCGACCTGCAGGAGGTTCTGGATATCGCTCTGGATATCCTCGGGCAGCGTCGGGTCGGGCGAGGCTTCCAGCCCCCACGGCTTCTCGGTGTTCAGGTAGACGTCCCTGAGCAGGCTGGTGGCGCCGCGGCACTTGGTGGCGATCAGCCTGGCATAGATGTCCGAGCCGCCGAAACGCCTGATCTCTGCAAGTTTCTGCGCCTCATACTGGCCCTTGAAGACACGCATGGCGCTCGACAGCCGGTCCGACCATCCACTCGCGGAGTCGCGGTGGCGGGCGAACTGGGAGAACTGGTTGTCGACGAAAGCGACCAGCGAGCTGGTCAGGTAGTTGTCCTGCGCGAGCTGGTCCTCGGCCTGGACGCGTAACGCATTGGCCGTCGCCTCCTGCTCGTTGAGCTGGTCAGGCGAGACGAGGCGTAGTACAGCCATGGAGGATTTCTCGCTGGAGTTTCAGCAGGAATACGCCGGAAGCCGTTGAATGACAACAGATCCGTTACCGCAGGAGGAGGTGTTCGCGGTCGATTTCGCCGCCCTGGCGCGCGAAATCGCCATGGATATCTTCCCGCTCAAGCAGATCCTCGAGCTGCACCGGCTGACCGACGAGGAATGGCTGCGCGTCCAGGAGACGCCGAAGTTCCAGCAGATGCTGGCCGAGCTGCTCGCCGAGTGGAACGCCACCGCCTCGACCCGCGAGCGCGTCAAGATGAAGGCCGCCACCGGGCTGGAGTCGGTGCTCGAGGTCTATATCCGCGACATCAACGACCCGGCGATCCCGCTGGCGCAGCGGGTCGAGGCGGGCAAGTTCCTGGCCAGGCTGGGCGAGCTCGACAGCCAGGGCATCGGCCAGGGCAGCGAAGGCCGCTTCCAGATCGTGTTCAACATCGCGGACGCGACCAGGAAGGTCGACGTCGGCGGCAAGGTCATCGAAGGCGCGGTGATACCCGAACCATGAGCATCTTCTACACGGCTCCGCCAACCGTCGGCTCGTTCATGCTCTCGGACGCCTTCGTGCGCATCCTGATGGGACCGGTCGGCTCCGGCAAGACGACTGGCGTGATCATGGAGCTGCTCAAGCGCTCGATCGAGCAGCGGGCCGGGCCCGACGGCATGCGGCGCACGCGCTGGGCAGTAGTGCGGCAGACGCTCTCCCAGCTCAGGATGACCATCCTGCTCGACATGCTGACCTGGATGCGCGAGATCTCGGACTACAAGGTTTCCGAGCAGCTCCTGACGATCAGGTTCAACGACGTCGTCGCGGAAGTGTACTTCATCCCGCTCGAGGACGAGGACGACCAGAAGCGCCTGCTCTCGATGCAGCTCACCGGCGCGGTGATGAACGAGTGCACCGAGACCTCGGTGGACCTCGTCTCGGCGATCGCCGGCCGCTGCGGCCGCTACCCCTCCAAGGCTGACGGCGGCGCCACCTGGCACGGCATCATCGGCGACTGCAACGCGCCGATCGAGGGCTCGGAGTGGTGGAAGGTGTTCGAGCAGGACCGCCCGTTCGACTGGGCGCTGTTCCGCCAGCCGTCGGGGATGTCACCTGACGCCGAGAACCTCGACAACCTGCCCAACGGGTATTACCAGCGGCTGGCGCAGAACCCCAACAAGGACTGGGTCAGGCGCTACGTCGAGTGCGAATACGGCGAGGATCCCTCCGGCACGGCGGTTTTCAGGGGCAGTTTCAAGCGTGGCTTCCATGTGTCGAAGGGCCTGGTGCCCGTGCATGGACAGATCATCATCGTCGGCCAGGACTTCGGGCGCTCGCCCTGCTCGATCATCTGTCAGCCTGACCACTCCGGCCGCCTGCTCGTTTTCGACGAGGTAGTGGCTGAAGACATCGGGCTCGAGACCCATGTCGGCCGCTCGCTCAAGCCGGTGCTGTTCTCCACCAAGTACGCAGGGCACATGTTCGCAGCGGTCGGAGACCCGGCCGGCGTCGCCAAGGGGACGATGCTGGAGGAAGACCACTTCGATGTGATGAGAAGGCTGGGAATTCCCGCCTACCCAGCGCCCACGAACAACATCGACTCCCGCCTCGCCGCCGTGGAATACCTGCTGCATCAGCAGCGCGACGGCGGCCCCGCGCTGGTTATCGACGAGGAACATTGCCCGATGCTGGTGCGCGCCATGAACGGCGGCTATCGCTACGGGAAAACGAAAGCCGGCGTCACGAAACCGCTGCCGGACAAATCTCATCCGTTCAGCGACTTAGCTGACGCGCTGCAATACGCTTGCCTGGTGGTGAACAGCGGCCTGGCTGGCTATATCGCCCGCAGGATCAGGCCCAGACCCGTGAAGGTCAGGGAGGCGATGTCGGCTGCCGGCTGGACCTAGACGTGGTGCTCGAGGTGATGCTCACGGCACATGAACACGACGTTTTTCCGCTGGCTGTAGTCGGGGTGGTGCATCTCCAGCTTGGCGGTAGAGCCGCAATTGCACGGCTGCACGACGATGACGCCTCGGCGCTTGTAGACGCCGGCGGCGTTGCGGACACGCGCCTTGACGCGCTGCTCCTCGGTGAGCGGATGCGTCTTGCGCCACTCACGCATGTAGGCGGCGAAGCAGGGATTGCACCATTTGTGCCCCTTGCGCGTCGAAGGTCCGCCACATTTGAGGCACTGTTTCACGTTTGTCAGCCGGACTCGTATGCCAGCTCTGGGGCAGGGGCGCGATCCGGCAGGAAGTTTTTCTCGAAGCTCTCGCGGGCCCACACCTCGACCACGATATCCGGTTCGACGCCCTGCAAAATCGTAACGGATTGCTTCACCACGTAGTCGCCGGGGCGGCAGAGCACCGTCTCGGTGTCGCCCTTGGTCGGCACCCTCAGCGCGGGGCCGGGCTCGATGTTGCGCAGCGGATCGTAGTCGGGCGCGTAAGCGATCCAGTTGCGGTCGATCCAGTCGGGAGCGCCCTTGAGGTTGCCCGGGTACTGGTACGCCTCGAGCACGCGGATACGGGACTCGTAACGCACTTCGCCAACAGGTTGGGTGGAGAGGATTTCGCCAAATATCTCCGGGGACGCCCCCTCAGGGGGCGTCCCCGGGTCCACCATGGCGGCTGGCACAGCCTCGGCGGAGGCAAGCGTGTCAGGAAGCTCCTCTGGAGAGTCAGCCATGGCGAAACCTGGTAGGACAACATCGTCGGGCGGAAGGTTGGCGATGGTCACTGTCGGCGTCTCTGCCGGGTCCGGCGAAATGGGCATATCCGCCGGCGCATCAAATCGGGGATCGAGGTCCGGCGAGGGCGCTTTCAGAGTGCCCAGCAGGTCAGAGAAGGATTTGGTGGTCTTGCGCGCCATCAGCGGGGTCTCACACGGGGCACGCGGCGCACCCAAGCCTTGCCCTTGGGCGGCGGGGATACCGAAGTCTCGCCATTCACGAACGGCATCTCCTCGGGGTCGGCATCGGGGACCGGATCAGGTGGAATTCGCCTCGCATCCTCCCGCTCGATCTTGGCGAGATAGTGGTCAAGCGCCCGGCGGACGTGTTCCTGGACGCTGAGTCCGTCGCGGCCGCGGGCCGACTGCAAGCGCTCGAACTGCAGCTGCGAGATGCGCATCGGCAGCGGGCGAAGCTCGGATTTGTGTATGGTCTGCATGTTCATGCCACGTTTCTAATGCGTTACGTGGGAAAGTGCAACCAGCTATTTGGGGTTGCCCTGAGAGAGTGTGGGGGGCCGGGGGGCGTTGGCCATGTGGTGCCGGCCTATACCCGGTCTAGTGCCGCCCGCTATTCTCGGTGCCCCTAGATGGGAATGCAACACGTAACCGAATGGAGACTGAAATGACGAAGCAGAACGACGAAGCCGCGAAGGCGGCCGCGCTTGAGGCAGCCGCGAAGGCGAACGCCGAAACGCTTTCCAACCACGAAACGGCGCGCGCCGCGCTGATGACTGTCGCCGAAGGCTATGGCCGTGACGCGGTCGCCGGCGACATGAGCCAGACGAAGCTTGCCTTCCTGTTCAATCAGGCGGTGCGCGACAAGGTGGCGACGCCCGGCGACGCGAAAGAAGTCTACCTCGCCTATGCCCGTGGCTACAACGAAGCGCGGCTTGACAAGGGCTCGGTCGAGATTGATGGCGTCAAACATTCGACCATTGGCGACAAGGCCGAGGAAACCGGCAAGGCCGCCGAAACCGTCGCCGCGTCAATCTTCGGCACCTTCGGCAAGTATGGCGTCGTCGGGCAGGGACTTGACCTCTACCAGCGCGTCCGCTTCCTGCGAGACCAGATCACGCCCGAAAACCGGCTGCACTCTGGATTGTTCAACGCCTTCGTCGCGGTCAACCGCGCCGTGTCCAAGCTTGCCGATGACACTTCGTTCACCGACGAAGAATTGCGCACCGGCAAAATGCCCGCCGTGTCTGATGACGTGATCCTTGGCGCAATCGAGAAGGCCGGCTCCGGCGGCAAGACAATGGAGCAGAAACTTGCGCGGCTGATCACCGACGCGCAGAAGCTTAACAAGCCGGGCTACTTCGCCGGATTGGACAAGGTTCTGGAGATGCTCGCCAAGGTTGAAAAGGCGCAGACTGCCAATGCGCCCACGACAGTGGTCAAGATGGAAGCGAAGAAGGCGGCCTGATCAATGGCACGCTTGAACCGGGCAGCTCTTCGGAGCTGCCCGGTTTTTTGTGCGCCTATCAACAATGCCTATCAACATCGGCTGCTGCTGTGCGCGGCGCTGCGGCTGCAGGGTTATACCGAGTATAATGGCTATTTGTCCATTGTCTATTTCGATGTTTGTCGAACTAGACATATGGGCAGGACAATTAGGTTTCAGTTGAAACCCTGCAAATTCAACAGGTTACGGCAGGTTGTATTAAGCTATTTCAACCTAGAATAACTAATTAGTATAATTGTCCAGTGAAAAAAACGGTAGACACGTAACGCGCGTCGTCGCGACGAGGCATGAAAAAATCCTGCCTACTGTTTTTGGCTCGGACAAAACGGACAAAACGGACAAACCATGCGCCGCAAGGCTTTGCGGTCGAAAAACATGGCAAATGGAGAAGTTAATTGTCAGTTTCACACACTCAGATGGCGTCAGGACGCTGGATTAAGCGCGAAATGACAGTGACACAGCGCAAGAAGTTGCGGCGTGAAAGTGCGCGCGTAAGTGTGCGCACTGCCGAAAAATGCGCAACTCCTGCCACAGCTAGTCCTGCTAGACCCAGTCTAACCATTTCGCGCGCTCCTTACCTCGAAATTGGTGACCGCGTCATGATCCGTCACGGCAAGATCGGGCCGCGCGAGAACGTGCTTTTTGGTGGCGCGACGGGCAAAGTGATGCAGATCGCGCTCGAGCATGGCGTCACGATGGCGACCATCCAGCTCGACAAACGGGCTTCGTCCGGCTCCCGCCTGGCCCTGCGCAAGCCCATCTCTGAGTTGTATTTTCTCGACGCTGGCGAGTGGCGGATGCCACGCCCGCGGCCCTCGCACATCGAGCATGAGAGCATCTATGCAACCATCTGGGGTTGATGTTATCGTGTTACGCAATAGTCGCGGAGATATGGGGTCATGAAGGAACACGACAGATTACACTACCTGCGCTATTTGCAGGAGGCTCAATGGCGTCGTGTCGACAGGCTGAAGCGCCGTCCGCAACTGACCAAGCGGGAAAAGAACGACTTGGACGAAACGGTGCGGAACCTCATCGCTGTCGAAGAGGAGCTGCGACAGTACGACTCGACGAGAACCAAGCCGGATTAGACCCGGTATAACCCTCACCAACGGAGACCTTAAATGAGACGCCTCGTCTGGACCGACCACGCGCTCGCCACCCTCGACGATGTCGCTGGCGTGCTCGAAATCATCAACCCGCGCGGGCAGACCGCTGCCCATATCCGCGCCCATGTCGACCGCCTGTTCAACAGCGAGGACGATTTCAACAGCTATGTCGGCACTGGCGGCTGGTACGTCACCGTGTACCGCCCACATGGCGCCGACCCTGACGTCTGGCACGCCCACCCCACCCTGATGGCC